ATGGATTACCCTTCCAAGACTTTTGGATTTTGGGAGTACTCAGCACCATTAGCTGCAAGGCAAGATATTAAAAACCGTAAATTTTGGGCAATGGCTAACCCCGCACTTGGTTACACCGTAACTGAAGAAGCAATCGAGGAATCAATAGCTACTAACTCTATTGAAGCTACTTTGACCGAAACCCTTTGCATGTGGATTGACTCTCAAGTCTCACCATGGACATTTGGCAGCATTGAAGCAACTTCCGTATCAGATTTGATTTTGCCAGTAGGCGCAATGACTGTTATGGCATTTGACGTTAGTCCAAGCAAACGAACAGGCACATTGGTTGCCGGTCAGATTGTTGATGGCAAAATTGCAGTTGGGGTGATGGAAACCTTTAGTAGTGAAGTTGCCATTGATGAAGTTAAAATGGCTAGTTCAATTCATGATTGGGCTTTGAAATACCGCCCTGTTCAAATTGCTTACGATAAATACGCAACCGCCTCTATTGCACAAAAATTAGAGCAATCAGGTCATAAACTTATTGATATTTCAGGACAAGCGTTTTATCAAGCTTGCGGAGAACTTGCCGACAGTCTTTCTAATTTAAGGCTTGTTCATAGTGGGCAACCTGAGTGGGTTAATGCAATGAATAATTGCGCAGCCAAAACAAATGATGCAGGCTGGAGAATCATCCGCAGAAAATCCGCGGGCGACGTCACCGCTGCCATTTCAACTGCAATGATTGTCCACATGTTGAGCAAACCTATCTCAATACCTAAGATATTCGTTTAAATTGGTGATATAATTCTCTAATGGGATTTTTCCGCGATTTAGTAGGATTACAGCCTAAACCTCAAATTACTGCGCAACTTGCGCCACCTGTCGTAACTGACCCATTTACTTATTATTCTCAATTTACTCCGTTTCAATCTGTAAGTAGAGATGAAGCGATTTCCGTTCCCGCAGTTATGCGCTGCCGCAACTTAATTGCAACAACAATCGGAACTATGCAACTTAGCACTTATTCAAAAACTACAAAAGAAGAATTACCTAATTTACCTTGGGTGAATCAATTATCTAAGTCAGCACCTAACTCCGTTATAGTTACCGCCTTGGTTGACGCATTGCTTTTCTACGGAACGGCATATTTAGAGGTAACTGAAGTTTATCAAGACGATAATCGTCCAGCAAGATTTGATTTTGTAAATAATACTAGAGTTCAAGTTCAATTAAATAAAAATAACACTTTTGTCGATTTCTATACAGTAGATGGTCGTGAAAGACCAATGAGCGGAATTGGCTCACTCGTAACGTTCCAATCACCTATTGATGGAATTCTTCATGCCGGTTCAAGAATTTTAAGAGCAGCCATTGATTTGGAAAAAGCCGCTGCAAATGCAGCTTCAGTTCCTACCCCAGCCGGTATATTAAAAAATAACGGTGCAGACCTTGGCGAAAAAGAGGTTGCCGGTTTATTAGCAGCTTGGCGTCGTTCTCGCGCTGAAAGATCGACTGCATATTTAACTTCAAGTTTAGAATTTCAGCCAACTTCGTTTTCACCAAAGGACATGACCTACAATGACTCGTTGCAATACATGGCAACGCAAATTGCAAGGCTTTGTAATATTCCGGCTTATTATATTAGCGCGGACATGAACAATAGTATGACCTACGCAAATTTGCAGGACGAAAGGCGTCAGTTCGTTGCGCTGTCTCTGCAACCTTATGTAAGCGCGGTTGAGAATCGTCTCAGTATGGATGATCTTTCACCGAATACACAATTTATCGCGTTTGACATGGACTCCGGATTTTTAAGAGCAAATCCATTAGAACGTTTAAATGTAATTGAAAAAATGTTAACTCTTAATTTAATAACCGTTGAACAAGCTAGAGAAATGGAAGAACTAAGCCCAAATGGAAATAATTAACTTTAGTGCAGATTTAGAGGCTTCAGAGTCTCGCCGTATTATTGCTGGCAAGATAGTGCCATTTGAAAATGAAATTGGCAATACTTCAGTTGGACGAGTAATTTTTGAAAAAGGTTCTATACAAATTGACGAGCCAACAAAAGTAAAACTATTACTTGAGCATGACCCTAAATCTCCAATAGGTCGCATGAAAAAAGTTGAGGAAGATGAATCAGGCATTTATGCAGAGTTTAAGGTTAGCAATACAACCAAGGGAACTGATAGCCTTATTGAGGCAAGCGAAAACCTACGTTCCGGCTTGAGTGTTGGAGTAGAAGTTATTAAAGGAAAAAACAGTAACGGAATATATAGAGTTAGTGCCGCTAAGCTCATGGAAGTCAGCCTTGTTCAGGCTGCCGCATTTTCAAGTGCCGCGGTCACTTCAGTCGCTGCGTCAAGCGCAGAGGCAGAATCAACCGAAACCAAAACAGAAAAAGAGGAAATTGTGGAAAACACAACACCTGAAACACCTGTTGCGTCAGAGGTAGTAGAGACCCCAGCGGTTGAAGCCTCTCGTCCAACAATAGCAGCACCAATTTACACAAAGCCACGCCTTGAGTTCACAAAGGAAAAATTCCTAGAGAACACACTTCGTGCAACTTATCTAAATGATGACGAGGCTCGTCAATATTTATCAGCAGCAGCAGACACAACTGACAACGCAGGACTTATTCCTACTCGTCAATTAACTGAAGTTATCAATCCATTAAGCAATGCAGATAGACCGTTTATCGATAGCATTTCTTCAGGTGCATTGCCTGATGCTGGAATGACTTTTGAAATTCCTAAATTAACTCAAGCACCAACAGTTGCAGAGACAGCTGAAGGAGCAGCACCATCCGATACAGACCAAAACGTATCCTTCTTATCAGTAAGTGTTAAGAAATATGCAGGGCAACAAACATTTAGTGTTGAATTGCTAGACCGCAGTTCCCCCGCCTTCTTCTCAGAGTTGGTAAGGCAGATGGAGTTTGGCTATGCTAAAGCAACAGACGCAGCAGTTGGAAACGTAATTGCTCAAGTTGCAACAGATGGTGGAAACCGCACAATGTCAGCAGCAAACATTCAGGATTTTATTTCTGATGCAGCAGTATCTATTTATTCAGGAACTCTTGGATTTGCGCAAAACATTGTTGTTTCACCTGAGCAATGGGGTGCGTTGATGGGATTAGTTGACGGTTCAAACCGTGCAGTATTCACACAAACAATTAACCCACAAAACGCTTCAGGAAATCTAACACCAACAAACGTTCGCGGAAACATTGGTGGATTAAACCTTCGCGTATCTCGCTACTTATCAGGAACAGGCGACGCATCAATGATCGTTCTAAACCCTGACTCATTTACATGGTACGAGTCAAGCAAGTACCGCCTAGAGACCAATTTGATCTCAACAGGACAAATTCAAGTTGCTTACTATGGCTATGGCGCAATAGCTAACAAAGTTGCTGCCGGTGCATATAAGTGGATGGTTGCATAAACTTTCCTTTATAGGAATCAAGCGTAAAGGGGCGCAGGAAGCCTTCGCCCCTTTACTTTAAGAAAGGACAATATCTTGCCGGCTACCTACGTGACGAAAGCTGAACTTCGCACATTACTTGGGATTGGAAGTTTATATTCTGACTCAGTAGTGGAAGAAGTGGCGCAGGCTGCCGAAAATATTGTTAAAGGCTATTTGTGGTTTAATGATTACAATATTGTAGAGCAAGAAATAACTTCTACAACTTCAGCAACAGTTTATACAGATATTAAACACAACGTTTTAGTAGGCGATACAGTTGTTATAGAAAATTGCGGTGCTAAATATAACGGTTCAAAAACAATCACCGCCGTAACAGATTATTCAATGACTTATGCAATAAATAACGGAACAGTAGAATTAAAACACATTGTTAGACCTTATGGAACTGCATCAGCTACTACTCATGTTGATTATGCAACCGTTCCCGAAGTTAGACAAAGTGCAGCAATGATCGCAGTTGACATTTGGCAAGCAAGACAAGCTTCAAACGCAGGGGGCATTTCTCCCGATTTCCAACCTTCACCTTATCGCATGGGGAACACTCTTTTAGCAAGGGTACGAGGATTGTTAGCAAATCATTTATCACCTAGTGGCTTGGTTGGCTAATGCCGGTTGCCGTTACAACCCTTAGGTCAACCCTTGCGACAGCGTTAGAGAACGCTGGGGTGTGGCAGGTCTTTGCTTTTCCACCTGCTACACCCATTGCAAATTCAGTAATTATACAACCGGATGATTTATATATTGAGCCGTCAAACAATGTCTATAATACTGTTGCACCTAAGGCAAATTTCAAAATAGTAATGATCGTTCCAATGCTAGATAACCAAGGCAATCTAATTGGAATTGAAGATATGGCTGTTGGTGTATTTAATAAACTGGCAGCTTCAACCACACTAAGCGTTATTGTTAACGGAATCTCAGCACCAACGGTTTTATCAGGCGTTGCTGGCGAAATGTTGACAAGTGACATGTCCGTCTCAATCATGACAAGTTGGAGTTAAACAATGAGTGAAATTATAGATATTCCTTCCGAGGATAAAGCTTGGCTTGAAAAAGTCGGGCAAGTAGCAAAATCAGATAAGCCAAAATCAGTCTCAAAGAAAGATGAGGAATAACCAATGGCTGTATTTCTAAACAACAAGGTCGGCGTAAAGGTTAATTCCGTTGACCTTTCAGACCATGTGACCGCCGTCACATTAAACCGTTCATTTGATGAGCTTGAGGTCACCGCAATGGGTGATACAGGTCACAAATTTGTAAAAGGGCTAGAGGCTTCGTCAGTAACGATCAGCTTCCTAAATGACACCGCTTCAGCCAATGTACTTGCAACTTTGCAAGCTGCATGGGGAACTTCAGTAACCTGCGTTCTATTACAGGAAAAGGGAACTGCTGTTAGCGCAACAAACCCACTTTATACATTTACTGCATTAGTAAATAACACCACCGACATTAACGGTGCTGTTGGAGATTTAGGTACTCAGGATGTAACATGGACTATCAACGGTGCAGTTGCCGTTGCTACAACAGGTACTTTCTAAGGGGTATAAATGATTAAGTTAAGAGTGTCCAAGGCTTCAGGGGAAGTTGCAGAGTATGAAATTTCCCCTGCACTCGAATACGCGTTTGAACAAAATTTTAAAACTGGATTTCATAAAAGATTTAGAGATGAAGAAAGACAGTCGGACGTCTATTGGCTTTCATGGGAAGCTGAGCGTCGAGCTGGAGTAACAGTTGTTCCATTTGGAGAAAAGTATCTAGAAACTCTATCAAAAGTAGAGATTATGGATGCCGACTCCCCAAATGGGTGACGCGGTATGACCTTACTTATTTAATTGCTTCTTTAGCAGTTGAGACCGGCATACCGCATAGCGAATTTGTCAACATGGATAGATCAATGTTTTTAGCAACATTGGCTTATCTAAACGATAGAGCAAAAAAGGTGGAAAATGCCCGTAGAGGTAAAAGGGGTCGTTGAGGTACAAAAGCCTTAAAGAAGTTTGCGCCTGACCTCTATAAAGAAATGAACAAAGAAATACGCGCTGCAATGCGTGTAGTTGTAGATGATGCTCGCAGTAAAGTACCTAATGAAATTGATGGTTTAAGTGGCTGGCAAGATCAAGGTAAAGAGGTTGTATCTCGTAC